GCGTTGTGATACAGCGCAACTGCATTGGCTGTTGCTGCTGGTGCAGTCACTATGTTTCCGTACACTATTTGACCAGTGATGTTGACTTTGGCATTGGCAACATCAAAAGTAAATGCACTGTTGCCAGCAAATGCATTGGCCTGATTGAACTGTATTGAATTGGCAGGAAGCCCAGGATTAGTAGTTACATTGCCACTGGCAATTGGTACATAGGGCGATATTGGTGCACCTTCAGCATCAACACTGTCACTAATTTCCCAATCGCTGCTGACAGTGTTGAAACGTAGGCCTGCCCAGGTTGTGGTTGTTTTTTGAGCCACCAATCCCATGCTTTGTATAGCACCGTTGTTTTCGTAGGCCACTGTGATGAACGGATCAGTCACACGTAGTTCACTTGAATCAATATAAGTGATATTGCCAACTACATCAAGGTTTGCATTGATGGTCATTAGACCAACGCCGTTGGCCACTGTGATGGTGTAGTTGTCGCTGGTATTTTTTACTGTAGCCATTTAGAGGTCCTTTTGATTATTTATCCGCATTACAAAGGTGGCCAAATCCTCGTGTTGTACATTGATAAGTTTTTCCAATTCAGGCAAAGGTGCAGTGGTTGGGCCGCATACTCGAACAAACTCTACAGCTGGGAAATCTTTTGCAATGGTTGTTAGCTGTTTTACCCAATTTCCTGTAAATGTGGGCCGGGCATCAGGAGATTTGTAGAACTCAGTTCCAGCATACACATTATTGAATTGATTGTTACTGGTAGGACCCATGTCAAACCCTAACAGATAAATCCTAGCATGATTGGCCAATGCTGCCAGTCCCGCTGCGTTTGGTCCCGAACTAAACCCATAATACTGAGGCGGTAAAGCCAGCGCACCCAGGCCAGCAATGGGTTTTCTTGTGTAGAATGTGTGCTGTGCTGAATAACCGGTTTCTTGTATCTGTGTAGCAATGGGGCGATCGCAGGCCACAAGAACATCAGGTACAAACTCTCTGTAAAGAGCATTGCACCCGTATATTTTTCCTAGTTTTTGAATCTGTTCTAACGGAAGTCCAGCTCTGCTGACGCCGTTTCCCAACACAAATGCCACAGTCATAAAAAATCCCCACGATATTTAACCGTGGGGATTGCAAGTGTCAAATTAAGATGTAATTTTTTCAACTTGAGCAAGGCCCAGTGTGCCATTGCTGTTTTGTGCTGTGCCAGCCCAGGTTGCTGTTTCGGCACCACTCTTGGTAAATGTGCTTTCGTCTGTGAAGAAGTTGGCCACATACTCAATGTCATTGACGACTTGACCAGGATTCCAAACATCTCCAGAATCGGCATTGCCGCCTGTGGCACCACCGTTGAAGTCTTGTGCAAATTTGTTGGTCAGCTTGCTGATATACACTTCTGTACTGTCGCCGCCTACTGCCATGGCAATACTCATGTTGCCCACTGTTGGAGTGTTACTGTCTGTGAGTACACAATTTCCAACCAACAAACCAGTACCGTTTTGTGGATTAGCACAAACTGCTGTGCAAGTGAAAATTGTACCTGCTATGGCACCAACTGGAGCACCCATTTGTTGCCAGTTTGTGGTATCCAATGTGAGAATCATATAACTTGCGCCAACTACAAATTCTTCATCATTAAGAACAGTACTGTCAACCACTAAGAATTTGTGAGAACCTTTTTGACGTATGATTTGACCTGTAGCAACACCTGCACCTGTTCCATCTGGTAGTGCAATGTTTACTTGGCAACTGACCACTGGGTAACTTGCGCTTGGTGAACTAATAATTTGAGCGCCGCCCACCACACCTGTGAATGGCACTGTTGTTGATGCAGGAGATGGTAGAACTACTGTGTTTGTGTCCATGCTGGTTGGTGCGGCAAATGGAGGATAACCTATGTCAACTGGCACAGATTGTGCTGTTGTGCCTTGATTGCTGGGATCATAAAAGATTCCAGACATAGGTGAATTTTTTGCTATTTTTAAAGGACGACCCATTTTGTTTTCTCCTTAAAGAAGTCCGATGCGGGTTCTAGCCGCTACGCAGGGGTCTTAAGCCTGCATAAAACGCATGATTGCGTTGACAAGTATTTATGCAGTCATGATATTTTAATGCCTGCTGAATAACATGTAAATATTGTCATGCAAAACACAGAACAACTCATTGCTCAAGGCAATGCCTATAGAGAACAACACCTGCCCGAACAGGCCCTACAACAGTACGCAATCGCACTGACCAACGACCGTGGGTCAGCTGGCGCATTCAACAACTACGGCAATGTCTTGCGTGAAATTGGTGATCCTGTGGGTGCTATTCCATTTTTACAGCGAGCCATTCAACTGGATGCCAGCAACATAACACACCATTTTAATTTGTCAGTTGCGTACCTGGCCAGCGGAGATTATGTGAGAGGATGGCCGGCCTACGAAGCGCGGCACAATTTTGAGCATCTTCGCGGCACGATACCCAATTATCCGTGGCCGGTGTGGCAGGGCGAAGATCTCAAAGACAAAACAATTTTTGTTCGCGGTGAACAAGGTCACGGTGATATCATCCAGTTTGTGCGTTTTGTACAGAACTTAAAAAACATCGGAGCCACTGTGACAGTACAGGTAACCGATGCAATGATTCCGTTAATACAGTCCAGCGAATTGGGTCGTGGTGTTCGAGTAATCAGCTATGCTGAGAACCCAGGCGACACCTTTGATTACTGGGTGCCAATGATGAGCTTGCCCGGCAAGCTGAATGTGCGTGTGGATAACTTGCCCACTATTATTCAATATTTAAACCCCAATCCTGCATTGGTTGCAGATTGGCGCAGGAATCTAGGAGCCAAACTGAAACTACGTGTGGGATTTGCTTGGTCAGGTCGCAGAGACAGTTGGATCAATCAACACAAATCCATGCCGTTCGAGACCATGATGACCTTGATTAAATCAAATCCTGATTATGAATGGTACAACCTACAAGCGGATTGCACTGCCGAAGAAGAAGAACAACTAGTGTCAGCAGGAGTACGCTGTTTCCCTGGTGGTGTAAAACACTTTGCAGACACAGCCGCATTGGTCGCAAATCTTGATGTGGTTGTAAGTGTGGACACGGCTGCTGCACATCTTGCCGCTGCGCTGGGCAAGCCCACATGGATCATGCTGAACAACTATGCACCGTGCTGGCGCTGGTTACTGAATAGAGATGACACACCTTGGTATGCCACTGCTAGATTGTTCCGTCAACCCAAAATAGGTGACTGGGCTAGTGTAGTTGAAAAAATCCGTCTACACTTGAAACTGTTTAAGATTTAACAGGTTGCAGTTGTACAGGCACCACTGGTGCCACAGGTTTGGGTTGTGGTAATCCTAGTGTGGTACCGATCGGGCTTGGGTGTCGCTCTGGGAATAGTCCTGAATATTTTATTTGTGCTATCATATCAATATTTATACTCAACAAAAAAGCGCCTTGCGGCGCTTTCTTGCTTCTTCCCATCCCTGAGATGAATAAAATATTAACTGAATGACAAGTTTTGAACAGCAATCTCGCCAACGTAGTCAGCAGCGTTACCGAACGAACTTGCAGTGTTTGTCAACTCTACGAAGCCATAACGAGTCATAAATGACACGACTGGTTCGAATGTAGTTGGGTCAAGAACAACACCACTACTCATTAGAGGAATGTATGGGCAATAGAATGCGGCTGCATCAGCCTCACTAGTACCTTTGTAGCCAACTAGCACGTTAGCAGTGTCGCTAGCGTAGCTGTTAACAAACACACGCATTGCGCCGTTCAATGTACCGACAAACTTGGTGTTTGTTGGTGCTTCGAATGTGCCTTCTGTAGTGCGAGCAAACGCACTAGTAGTTGCACTTTGCAACACTGTCAATGCAGCTGGACTTACAACAGCCCAGTTACCAGCGCCACGACGTGTACGCTGAGCAATCAAGTTAGCTGTGCGGTTGATCAACACTGCCAAAGCAGCGTGTTCGTCACCCACAAACGTAGCAGTACCACTAACGGTAGCTTGGTTGTATGTGTACTCAACAGCAGCCAATGTGCTCAAACTCAAGAGAATCTCTTGGTCAATTTCAGCTGTAATTTCTTGTGCCAGTGCAGCCATGATTTCTGCTTCAACGTCAATGCCGTGCATGGCTTGTGCGTCTTGTGCAGATTCAAATGTCCAACGAGCTTGCAACTTACGTGTCT